CCAAGATGGGAGTATTTGATAACAACTAATAATTGTTTTTCTTTGTTATTTGCACAAAAGATAGGTTTTAGATATTGTTCAGATAAAAGTAACAAACTTACAGTTACGGCATCTTATCAAAGATATTCAGATAATGTTAAAAAACAGCATATAGATATTGTATTAAAAGCTTCTGAAATGTTTGAATTAAATGATAAACATTATAAAATGAAATATATTTTAGAAAAAGCAAGAAAAGAAATATATGAAAATGAAATTCCTTTACATGAATATTTTTCTTTGTCTAAATGCGCTCATGTTTATAACTATAGAGCTAAACCTCATACTTTAGAAGGATTTAAACTATTACAAAAATATTTCCCTACAGCAAGGGAATACTCACAAATGACTGGGTGTGATCATTGGTTTTCTGAAGAGCAAAAATCGAAGAAAATTTATTCACTTGAACGCGATAAAGAATCAAATCCATGTCTATATATTGATGTTGTTGATGTGAGATATGATGGGGTTGATGATGTATATGATATTATAGATGTGCCAAATCAATCATTTATTGCAAATGGTATTGTAGTGCATAACTGCACAACCTTCATGGGTCGAACAAATATTGAAGTAGTTGCAAAAACTATTGTGGAAGAATATAAAGGAGAATTAGTGTATGGAGATTAATTACTGGTCTCAGTGGTATCAAAAATACTGCTAGTATGTGTGAAATTTTATTTATACATGCAACACATTCAAATTGCGGGGACGTCTCGTTAGATCTTTGATACTAAGTTATTTAGGAAACTAAGTAATGGTTTTAGTTAATTACTAAAAGAGTAAAAAGTCAAAGAGTAGAGATAATCCGCAGCCAAGCTTCTAAGTCTGCTTTTGCTAGGATATGAAGAAGGTTCAACGACTAAACGTTTGTGGGCGTGAAAGGGCTAGCAATCCCTTAATGATCGCTTAAGATATAGTCTACTCCTATCTGAGAAGATAGGTACTAAGGACAGATTCAAATTATATTCATTTTCCACATTTAAAAAATAAAACTGCAGCCGAAGCATGGGACTATGCGGTTGATGTCGCGCAGAAAATTTCGCACCTGTTTCCAAGGCCAATTAAGCTAGAATTCGAGGAGGCCCTATACGAACGCTTCTTCATACTTACCAAAAAACGCTATATGTATAAATCATGTGGACAGGATGGAATAGTGTCGAACAAAATAGGGCGTCGAGGTGTACTTCTGAATAGAAGAGACTCCTCTATATTTGTTAGAAATCTTTATGAGAAAGTTGTGACAAAAATAATGGATAGAGAAGATCGAGATGAGATTCTTTATTTCATTTTACAAGAATTTAATAGACTTTGTTCTAATTCTGTTCCATATAAGGATTTTGTTGTGACAAAATCAGTTGGAAATACTAACAATCTAATAGAATCCGATGATAATTGTAGAATAGAATCCGATGATAATTGTAGTAGATCTATTCTAGAACCTTACATAGACGAAAAAGGTAAAGAAAAGATCAAAATAGGTGATTATATTGCCCCAAAATTACCAAAAGATCCTAAAGAAAGAGAAAAACAGTTTAAATTAAAAGATGCTCTAACAATAAAAGAGTATTATGAAAGATGTTTACCGGCTCAAGTTCAATTGGCTGAAAAGATGAAAAGAAGAGGACAGCTAGTTCAAACTGGATCAAGATTAGAATTTCTAGTCACAGATATAGAGAATCATACGGCAAAACAGTATGAAAAGTTAGAAAGTATGGAATATTTTCTAGAACATAGTTCTGTTCTTACAGTTGATTTCTTTTACTATATAAAAATAGCTATAAATTCAATGGATGAGATATTGAATATAGCATTTTCAAAGAATGATGGAAGATATTCTAAACCGTTTAAAAAAGATTTCATAAAAGAACAGTATATATTTAGATATAAGAAGAGAAGAGCGGTGATAGAGCAAATAAAGAATTTATTTAAACCTAAGATAAGTATAGGATGAATGTATTAAATTTTATCAAAGACTTCAGAAATTTTGAAGGTCTTTTAGTTTTTCTAAATTTGTATATTGTTGCCATTTTGTTTTTTTAAAAGTCATATTTAATTCATTTTTCATTACATTTCTTATCAAATCATATGAATACTCAAAATTTAAAAATTTTTGTATTTCTTTGATAGTAAATAAAGGATTATATATTAACACTTCTTTTATTACCTTTATAATGTTTTGTTTATTTGGATTTTTATCATTTTCTATTTTAACATTATTTTTAGAATTAACCCATCTACAAATGGTAGATTTTGATATTTTAGTAAATTCCTCAACTAACCTAAAATTATTGAGTTTATAATATATTCTTATAGTTATTATTTTTGCATCAAGTGAAAACATTTTTAAAATAATTAAAATTATATTTAAATCATAGTTTAAAATATAAATAATATTTTAAACTAAATTAGTTTTAAATTATAAATATAATGAAATAAAAAAATGTTCAAAAGTTATCATAAATTGAAGGAACTAATAAAGGTAACATTGATATCAACAAAATATAACAGCGAATGGTAGATTGTAATTAAACCAGTATCAAAATTTAATACATTATCTGTAAATTTTAGAGATAATTCAACTAATAGTCCCGCATCATGAAGTTGGAATTTTGGTGATGGAACATCGAGTAATTTGCAAAATCAAACACATGTTTATTCTAAATCAAGTTACATATAATGTTAGACTAACAGTATCTAATACGGTAGGAAATTCAGTTTCTCAACAAATAATAACTTTATGTTAATATATTTTTAATGGTTTTTGAAATTTAGAATAAAAATAATTTCATATATTTTTTATTTATTATAATAATTATATAATAAATAATAAATGGGAAATGTTGTACAAGGATTAAATAACGACGGTGAGAATAGTCAATTGTTTTTAGGTAATTATCATAATGTAGGTTCAACTGTTTCAAATTTTACTAGTGGCAATGTAAATTTTGCAGGAACAGGACAGAGTATAGATTTTAAAGGAACTGGTCAAACAGTTACTTTTGGTTCAGGTGTAAAAGTAACCTATAATAATCAACCAGTTTTAACAAAAGGTATTAGTTTTAATGATTCAAATAATATTTCAATTGGAGGAACTCAGTTATTTCAAAATGGATTAATAAATCCAATATTGATACCGAGTAATTTACCTACAAAAACAGTAAGTGATTTTACAAATCTGTCTGCAACTGGAACAATTAAATCAAATAATTTAATAACAACAGGATATTCACAAGCTTCAAATACTTTATATGTAGGAACAGGTTCAAAGGGATATACAGATTCTCCTTTTAAAGTTGATAATATTGGTGATTTAACTACTTCTGGTAAAGTGACATGTTCATCAGTTTCAGCAACAAATTTATATGGTAAATTAACTGGTGATGTAACCGGGAATGTAACAGGGGGTGTAACAGGTAATGTCAAAGGAAATGTAACAGGAGGTGTAACAGGTAATGTCAAAGGAGATGTAACAGGTAATGTAACAGGTAATGTCAAAGGAAATTTAACAGGAGATGTGTCAGGTAATTTATATGGAAATGTTTCAGGAGATGTGGCAGGTAATTTATATGGAAATGTTACAGGTAATGTAAAGGGAAATGTTGCTGGAGATGTAACTGGTAATTTATATGGAAATGTTGCTGGAGATGTAACTGGTAATTTATATGGAAATGTCGCGGGAGATGTAAATGGTAATTTATATGGAAATGTCAGAGGAGATGTAACCGGTAATTTAAATGGAAATGTAACAGGAAATGTAACAGGTGGAATTATTTCAGGAACTACTGTTTCTGCTGCAAATGGATTATATACAAATGCAACTGGTTCTTTAACAAATGGTCCGTCTGGTGGATTGAACATTAATGGACAAAATAATTGGATAATAGGTGAAAATTCTATCGGAGAACTTTGTTTTTATAATACAACAAGTGGTTTGGAAAATGCATCAAACGTACCATTTGTCTGCATTAGTCCCACAGGATATTTAGTTAAAGGAAATGCTTAAAAAAATTTTATTTTGTAATTTATGAACTACAAAATAAACTAACAAAAAGAAGTAAAAATGAATTTTGATAACTTAATTCACTCGAGACTAACTTTATATAATGATTCAATGAAAAATCCTAGCTTTTTATTTATTTCTTTGAGAAATAAAAATGACGAAATCATTTTCGACACTTTAAAAGATAGTGATGATTTTAAATGGGAATACAAAGAAAAGTATATTTCACAAAAAAATAATGATGGTTGTTTTTTTGGAGTAAAAGATAATAAACTAGTTCTTACATCCGACAAAATATTTGAATGGGAAATAATCGATAATAAAATTCTTTTCAATAAAAATAATGGGTTTTATTTATCGTGTAATTTAGATTATCAAATTGAATTTACTTATAATAAAAAACATGCAACACCTATTTATTTTTCAGAATACGGAATTCATTACATTAAACCAAAGTTTAGATTAGATTTTGATAATAATAATTTAAAATATAACTTAGAAGCAAAAAATATTATTCCATCACAAATATCATTTGGAACAAAAAATATAGGAATATTATTGATTGGAGGTTTTGGAACTCGTTTCGATAATAATATTAAAAAACAATTGTATAAAATCGATTCAACACCTTTATTTATTTATTCTTTAAAAATTTTAATAAATACTTTAGATTCAGTTGTAATAGTTACAAATAGTAAGTGTTTAAGTGAAGTTAAAGAAATAATAAAAATGGACTATATTTTAAATAATAAAGAAATTTTTATAGTTACAAATGATATAGGTGATAGATTAGAATCTATAGATGTAGGTTTAAATTTTATAACTAAATATTTTTCAAAAAATGTACTAAATTTTATAATTCACGATGGTTCAAGACCATTTATAAAAGAAAAACATATAAGCAATTTATTATCTATTGTGAAAGATGATATTTTTTATAGTCAATATTATTTAAATTTGACTAACGGATTGCTTAAGTGTAATAATGAAAATTACGAAGAAGTAGATAGAGACGATTTTATTGAAATTTGTACACCTATTTGCGGAAATTTTGGTTTATTTTCATTTCTTTTTTCGAATTATATAAAAAAAGAAAGGCGAATATGTTGGGAAGTAATACCTTTATTAGATTTATTAAAAATTAAATACGAGCTAATAAAAGGAAGTTCTAAAAGTCTTCAAAAAATAACAACGAAAGATGATTTAGAAGATGTTGTTTAAATATTTTACAATATTATGAATTTTTATATTATTTATAAAAGTATTGTATAATACAAGTCTTTCGTTGTTATTAGTTGTACTTTTAAATCTTTCTTGTAATATTTCAAGTAATTCTATAAAATTTTCGCAATTTTCATTATTATCAGGATCGTTTATCACAAATGCCAAACCAAAATCAATAAAATGAAGTTTTGAATTTTTATTTAATATATTTTTTATATTAAATTCGGGGTAATATATTTGTTTATTATTAAATTCGGTAAAGATGTCTGTAATTTGTTGTTTCCAATCGGAAGGTAAAACAAAATTAGTATATAATGATTCACCTAAATATTTTATATATAATATTTTATTGTATATATCATATGAAATCAATGTATTATTTTTTTTACATATATCTAATTCCTTATCATAAATCATATTTGAATCTTCGTGATTTTTAATATTCCATCTAAATTCATTGTGATATGATTTTAAAATTATATTATTTTTTTCTAAAATATAGGTGTGTGCAGTGGATCCATAATTATAAGCTTTAATTTCACAACCAAAAATTTTATCAATCTGATTATGATATTTTTGAAAAGATCTTATAGTATTTATTATGTTATTTGTAAGAGATAATGAAACTAATTCAGAATGAATACCTTTTTTACTACATCTTATTACGATTTCTATTGATTTAAACAGTTGATATAAGTAAGAATCGTTATTAATTTCTTTTTTATTATCAAACTGTGCTTTTATGAAGGAATTATTATTAGATTCAAAATTAAAAGGATTACTTATGAAAGAAAATAGAACATCAAATAATATATTTTCTATGATATTTTTATTACGAGTTTCGTTATCAGGTAATTCAACGTTTATAAATTTATCTAATATATTCTGAATAATTATAATATGTGTTCTTAGAATAGAATAGTTTGGAGAATTGAAAATAACATGTAAATTATTTTGGGTATTTGTAGAAATATTGCGTTGATAAACGGTGTCGACAATGTTATAAATATTTAAAATTTTATGAAGGTTTGAAGTTAAAACATCTACTTGATCTGTAATAGGATATAAATTTTTGAATAAAGTTTCCATACAACTGTTTCTGACTATGTAAAACTGACCTGAATGAAAATCATCTACAAATTTATAATAAGGTCTATCATCATAATTATAATTTTTCGGTGCTGAATTTAAACAAATGATATCCCAATCATTGGGTATTAATGGCAAATATTTTTCAATATTTTCAGTATTTGTAATTGATATGTCATCCTCAACTATCATAGTGTAATCATTGAAATTTTTATAACCATAAATCAATGATCTAACATGACTACAGTAACAAGCGAGAGGTCCATCTTGTATATAAATATTTGAATCATCAACTTCTGAAAATTCATTTATTTTTACAGGAAGCGAAGTTATATCATTGTTAAAATTTTGTAGAAAATGCAAAATATTATTTAGATCTTGAACAAATTCATTTCTTTCTTTCCAATAAGTGGCTTTTAGATGAAAAAAATTAGATAATGTTATTTTTTTGAATTCTTTAACACTTCTTGAATATCTCTCTGAATCTTTTTCAATATTTATTAGAATGCAATTTGAATTATTATCTGAATTATTTTTAAAAAAGTTGTTTTTAATTATATTTTGAAGATTTATTTTCTTATCAGAAATAACAGATGCATTTTCTTCGTAAACAAGTAATTTAGCATCAACTCCATTTTTTATATTTTCATGAAACATTTTTTTTATTTAGAAGTTTTTCTCTTTATATATTCAAAATATTCTTCGATTGTAATCATATATTGTTTTGGAATACCAAATTCTTTTTTGTGATTCCAATTCGACGATTTTAATATTTTCATATAATCTTTTCCATAATTTTTTGATAGAAAATAATCAGGATTTCTTGGAATAGAAATATTTAAATTGTTAAATTCTGTTCGTTGGCTAGGGAAAAATTCTTCAATATCCCATTCTTTTTCAAAGAAACGAATATATTTTCCATCTTCTGAATAGTTAAAAATAAAAAGATCGATAAAAGGCCAGTAATAAGAATCTTTTTTATTTAATAAATGATTTGACCATATTTTAAAATTATTTAAGTCGATGACCTTATCCTTGAAACAAGTTTTAATAAGATCACCTTTCATAACCAAACTAATTTCAGAATTATATTT